GCGCACTGTGGGGCGCCCTGTCCATGAATGGAAGGGTGTCTTTGGTTCGGTACATGGCCCTGTCGTTTCCGATCGCACATACCACGTGGTAGGAGTCCCTGTTCGTCCACACCAGAGGTGTAGTCCGTCTTCGGTAGGAGTCCCTGGTCTGGCACCTGAACGGTTACACCCGGGTCTTCAACTACGTGAGCCTGCACTGGTCAGGCCTCCGGTCGAGCCCTCGTTCCTCGGGCTCTCCCTCCGGCCTGACGGAGGTGTGCTCGTGGTGACCGCAGCTTCGCTGCGGGCTCGGCCCGTCGCTCTGGGGGCGTCGCTCCGGGCCTCGCGCTGCTCGGCATCTTAAATCAGCCGGAGGTGTGCCTGTCCAGTACTGGGCGCGAATTTACAGTCTGGCCTGTCAACCGAGCAACGATGGCCGCGTGGCCGTCGCGGGCCGCGGCCTCGGTGGTGTACCGGTCTTGCTCGACGATCGAGCCGTCCGGCTCGAAGACGGCGGTCTCGAACACGTAGGGCTCGAACGAGCTGGAGATGCCGATCCACACGGTGGAGACCCACAGGCCACCGATGTCGTCGGAGGCGATGCGCCGGTACGTGTCGTCGCCGAGTAGCTCGGCCCATTCGCGCAGCGAAATGGGGACGCCGAGCCGGTCCCAGTGCAGCGGTGCCGCGGGCACCTCGTTCCACAGGCGCTCGTCTTCGGGTGTCATCGCACGAGCCGGGACTCGGACGGCGGTCCGATGGCGTCACCCATGACGGCCCTTACGGCGGTCAATCTCGTCCATGATGGTGCGCCACCTGTCGCGGTCGGCGGGGTCAGCGTTGAGCTGGGCGTGATACCGCGACCACGCGACGGCTTCAGCCGTAGCCAGATCCTCGTCGGTCAGGGATTCGAACGGCGGGTCAGTGTTCATTGGCCGTCTCCACCTCGCCGAGCCATCCGACGCCGCAGAGTCCGGCGCAGTGTTCGAGGCAGTCGCGCTCACAGTCGTAGGCGAGGAACCGTCCGGTGATCGGGTGCCGCGCCTGCCGGGAATCGGACGGCGGTTCAGTGGTGCTCATCGTCGCAGAACCCTCCATCGTTGCCGCCGCCGGATGGCGTGCTTCTCCCGTTGCTCGGGCTTGCGGGCCATGTAGTCGGCGTGCTTGACCCGCTGGCCCTCGCGGCACACGTCGCAGCGGCACCCGTAGTTCGTGTACCCGTTGGCGCCGTGGCGCGGGTCACCGTCAGGTAGCGGGTCAGCCATCGTCCGGCGGCTCCTCATCCCAACCCGTGCCCTTCGACCACCACTCGATGTCCGCCTCCGCGTGCCCAGCTTCGTGCGCTGCAAACAAGGCCTCGGTCATCTCGACGTTGGCGCGCCACAACGCCTGCGCGGCCCCCTTCAACCGCCACAGCTCGGGCGGCACCGGCCGCGGCTCCCCGAAGTCCTCCACGTCGTCATCGCTCATGGCTTCCCCACGAACGTCGGCTTACCCAGCTGCTTGCAGTAGTGGCAGGTGAGGTCGGCTTCGGTGGCAACCGCGGTGGTGTCCATCTCGTAGCCGAGGCCACAGATCGGGCGTTCCGGGCGACTGGTCCACGTGTAGTGGTAGACGCGCGCCTTCCCAGCCGTCTTGCGCACCACCGGGTGGTCGCCTGGCCCCGAGGATGGGATTGGGGTCAGCGCGAACCAGTCGCTGGGGTCCTGGTACCACGCCCGGTCCGGGTGCGGTTCCCACTGCGAGCGCGAGCGCCCAGACGGTTGCGGGCGTGTGGGCGGTGGCTGCTGTTCGAGTTGGACGAGGCGCGCTTCCAGTTCGGCGACGCGGACCTCCAACACGGCCATGCGATCCAGGACGTTCATTCAGCGCACTCCCATGGTTGTGCCTGCCATCGGCTCAGGGGCAGTGTAGGCCCCGGTTCAAACCGCGGTCCACGGCAGCGCCGTGGCACCGAGCCGCAGGCGCCAGCCGCAGGCGAGGTAGGGGACAACCGGGCCATCTGGCATGGCTGCGAACAGCACCAGTAAGGCCGGGTGGCGCTGGGACGACGACTGGCGCCATGTCGCCGTCATGGACTGGTTGGTGACCCCGCCCCGAGCCCGCAAGCCGAGGACCCGCCAGGAGCTGGCCGACAAGCTCGGGGTCGATCCCCGCACGATGAAGGGCTGGATCGACAACAAACAGTTCCGCGAGGAGTGGCAGCGGCGGGTGCAGAAGCTGCTCGGTTCCCCCGAGCGGGCGCAGGCCGTGATGGACACGTTGTACGAGTCGGCCACCGACGTCACGAACCGCAACCAGGTGCAGGCGGCGAAGCTCTACCTGGAGGCCACCAACGCCATCAAGCCGCCGTCCATCGAGATGACGGTGAAGCGCCCGGTCGACATGACCGACGACGAGCTGGACGCCCTGCTCGCCCAGGGCGCCAAGGAGGTGCGCGAGGCCAAGGACAAGGCCGAGGTCGAGGCCGACGCCGATGCCGGTTGAGTTCGACGAGCTGCGCCTGGAGAAGATGTGGCGGCTGTGCGCGCCACCGTGGTCGGCGGGGCCGGACCGCCTGCTGGAGGGGTTCACGTACTTCTGCCGCAACTTCTGGTGCATCCGCCACCCCGAGCGCGGCAAGATCCTCTTGGACCTCCGTGACGCCCAACTGGAGACCGTCGACCTGTGGCTGCGCGAGCGCTACGTGGTGGTGCTCAAAGCCCGCCAGATCGGGTTCTCCACGCTGATCGCGACGTACGCGTTCTGGCTCACGTTCTTCTACCCGGACCGGGCGATCGTGCTCATCTCGAAGACCGAGCGGGAGTCGGCGAAGCTGTTGCAGAAGGCCAAGTACGGCTACCGGTTCCTGCCCGAGTGGATGAAGCTGCGGGGGCCGCTGCGCACCGAGAACACGCAGGCCAAGCTCAGCTGGTCCAACGAGTCCGGCATCGAGTCGTTGCCCTCGGCCTCCGACCCGGGGCGTGGCGAGAGCGTGTTCCTGGTCGTCGTCGACGAGATTGGGTACCTCCCCAACTCGGAGGAGGCCTACGCCGCCATCGAGCCGATCGCCGACGTCGGCGGGCGCATCATCATGTTGGGCACCGCCAACGGTGAGGGCAACCTGCTGCACTGGCTGTGGACCAACGCCGGTCAGCGCAACAGCCGCTACAAGCGGCTGTTCTTTCCGTGGTCGGCCGGTGACCGCGACCAGGCCTGGTACGACGCCAAGAAGGCCGAGCTGCCGCCATGGCAGCTGCACCAGGAGTACCCCGACAACGCCGAAGAGGCGTTCCTGCGAAGCGGCAACCCCGTCTTCGACATCGACGCCCTGCGGGCCATCGACACCCGCGACCCCCGGGCTCGGGGCTACGTGTGGAAGCCCGAGGAGCGGCCCCGCGAGTTCGTGCCCGATGGCGGGTCGCTGGCGGTGTGGGAGTTCCCCAAGCCCAAGCTGGTGTACGTCATCGGGGCCGACGTCTCCGAGGGCCTGGACCACGGCGACTACAGCTGCGCCTTCGTGCTCGACGCCACCAACCGCCAGGTGGTGGCGATCTACCACGCCCACGTCGACGCCGACCTGTTCGGCTCGGACATCCTCAACCAGCTCGGGCTCTGGTACAACACGGCGCTGATCGGGGTGGAGTCCAACAACCACGGTCTCTCCACGCTCTCGGCGCTGCGCGACATCAAGTACCGCAACATCTACCGCCAGCACCGTCACCTCCAGCGGTTCGAGCCGAAGACCGAGCTGCTGGGCTGGCGCACCACGTACGCCTCCAAGGCGCTGGCCATCGACGAGCTGGGCCGCGAGATTCGTGACGCCGGGGTGGCCATCCCCGACGCCCCCACGGTCACCGAGTTGAAGACGTTCGTTCGTGAAGGCAACGGACGGATGCACGGCTCACCGTTCGACGACCGGGTGATGGCGTTGGCCATCGCGGTGCAGATGTTGAAGCACTGCTGGCAGCCCGAGTACCGCGTCGACCAGGAGCCCGGTCCGGGGACGATGGGCTACATCGAGGCCCGGATGTACGACGACGACTTCCGCCTCGGGGCCAACGGCACGGCGATGCGGTTGAAGCGCAAGCGCATCGGCGCCAATTTCACGCGGTGATGGCAGGGCCGCACAGATTCCCGGAGGGCTAGCAACACCCCCGATGTGAACGGCCCTGCCGTTCCCGAGCCTAGGCGAGCGGTAGGGGACAGATCGCCCGTCACGTGTGAGGTCATGCACGTCATGCGGCACGAACACGGCCCCGATCCGAGACGATGGCGAGTGCTACCGCTGCCATGTCCGTGGTATCGGGTTCAGCTTCGTTGGTGGGGCCTTCTATGGCAGGGACGCCTTCCACACCACCAAGGCCGAGGCCCGCGCCGAGCACGTCGGTGAGGACAACATCCGCTCCGGACGAGTGGAACGAGTCCGGTAGTGGCGCCCCCCAAGCTGGTCGACCAGCTGACCAACTACACGACGAAGCTCTCCAAGTCCAAGCGCTGGCGGTCCAACGACTACGACGACCTGTGGCGCCGGATGAAAGACCTCTACAAGGGGGACCAGTGGAAGGCGGGGGGTGACGAGGACCAGATCGTCATCAACATGGCGTTCGCCACGATCAACGTCATCAACCCCTCGGTGTCGGTGAGCAACCCGCGCTTCACCATCTCGGCCCGCAAGCCCGAGCATGAGGCCCAGGCGATGTTCGCCGAAGAGGTCGTCAACTACATCTGGCGGACCAACAAGTACCAGCAGCAGTTCCGCCTGGCCGTCAACGACTGGCTGATGTTCGGGCACGGCTGGATGAAGGTGGGCTACAAGTTCGTCACCGACAAGCCCAAGGTGGCCTCGGCCGACCCGCCCTCCACCGACGTGGAGGACCAGGGCATCGACGACCGTGAAGAGCACGAGGGCAACGTCGAGTCGGAGATTCACGTGCTCGACGACCGCCCGTTCGCCGAGCGGGTGTCGCCGATGGACATGTACGTCGACACCGAAGCTCGCACCACCGAGGACATGGCGTGGATCGCCCAGCGCATCCGGCGCCCGGTGAACGATGTGCGGGTCGATGAGCGCTACGAGCGCGGGGTCCGCACCAAGGTCAATCCGTCGATGTCGTCGCGGTTCGATGACCCCAACAACACGCTGACCTCTGCCGACAGCGGCCCCAACGGCGTCCGCGACAAGGGCTACGTCGACGTCATCGAGTTCTACGACATGCGCAAGAAGACGTACTGCGTGTTCGCCGATGGGGCCACCGATGGGTTCCTGATCAAGCCCACCGACATGCCCTACAGCTTCGGCCAGCCGTTCGTGATGCTGCGCAACTACGAGGTCCCCGACGACTTCTACCCGATGGGTGAGCTGGAGCAGATCGAAACGTTGCAGCTGGAGCTGAACGAGACCCGCACCCAGATGATCAACCACCGCAAGCGGTACGCCCGCAAGTACCTCTACATGGAAGACGCGGTGGACGAGACCGGGATCAACGCCCTGGAGTCCGACGAGGACAACGTGATGGTCCCCGTCAACTCGGGCCAGGACATCAACCGGGTCATCATCCCGATGCCATCGATCGGCACCCCGCCCGACTTCTACAACCAGAGCCAGATGATCGAAGACGACATGGACAAGGTGTCCGGCGTCTCCGACTACATGCGTGGCGAGCAGCAGAACATCCGCCGCACCGCCA